GGCCGTCAACGCCAAGCGGCCAGTTAGGGCTCGACGAACTCGAAGTGCATCGGGTCGACGGCCCCGCGCCACGAGCCGCCCCAGCCGATGCCGCCGACCGAGCAGAACGCCTCGACCCAGGCCCGCGGCAGGCCCTCCGGGTACCGCTTGACCCAGGCAGGGCCGTAGGGCTCGAGCGCGGGCGAGGCCAGGCGGTTGAGTTCGGCGTCCACGTCGACCGCGGCGCCCCAGGCGTGGTTGCTCAGTGGGCGCGCCGGGTCGTGGCGCTGGTGGCGGTAGACCCAGCAGCCCGCCGAGCGGACGGTGTAGCTCGGGCAGGCGAGCTTGGCCGCCGCGAACGCCGCGCGCATCCGGGGCTCGGCCTTCCGGTGGACGGCGAACCAGAGATGCTGAGGGACGCCGGGCATCGCCGGCAGTTTGGCCTTCCCGCCGCCGCCGCAGTAGACGATGTTAGCCCTGGCCCAGGCCGAGTGCGGGTCGCCGTCGGGCACGCCGTAGAGCGCCGTGGCGCGGCTGGCGGTGAGCAGCGGCACGCGGGGCAGGACGAGCGGTCGTGGCTCGGGCGTGCCCAGGACGACACGGCGGATGGTCGAGAGGGTGGTCATGGCTTTCCCTTCGGTGGCGGCGCTTGCCGCTTGGCGAGCTCGGCCTGGTCGGCGTCCAACTTCCAGTCGAACGGCCCGCCCGCGCCTGGCACGCTCGGCGCGAACCCGGTCGAGCCCGGGGCCCAGTCGAACATCCCGCCCGGGGTTCCGAGGCCGCGGTTGTTCGCCTGGATCTTGTCCGCAGCGCGCAGCGCGTCATCCATGGTCTTCGCGTCCTCGGCCGGGTCGATCGGTAGGTGGTGCTTCATCCCCGGCGACACGGGGCCTCGCGGCGGACGGTCGCCTAGCTTGGGTGGGTGCTGCCACCAGTCGTAGGACGCCCACCCAGACCCAGGAGGTGGCAGTGCGAGCCGGCCGTCCTCCACGTCGGGTGAGCGGTAGCCCGGGGTGATCGGCATCTGGTTCGCGGCGGCTGCCGCCTGGCGCTTCTTGAGCTCGACTGCCTGCGCCACCTCGAGCACGTTGAGGCGGTCGCTGCGCTGGCCCGCCTCCTCGGGTGAGAGGAACGGCCCGCCGGCCAGGGTGTTCGTGTCCTTGGCCACGACGTAGAACTTGCCCTTGCTCTTGATGACGCTGAACCGGCTCATGGTGACCTACGGGGCGATGAGCTTGTCGACGTGGCGGGTGAGGACGGCGCGGATCGCGTCGGTCCAGGATGGCAACGGGCTCGACTGAATCTCGGCCAGGATCGCCGACACCGTGGCCCGCACCGGCGCCACGTCGAGGCGGACCGGGGTCGGCACACCAGGAGGAACGCCGGGCGGGTGGTCGCTCACCGGCCGTCCGTGCCGATGTCGATGGAGGTGCCGGGCTTGCCGACGCGCCGGCCGTCCTTGTCCTTCGGGCCCTGGCCCATGTCGTCGAGGCCCTGGCCGACGATGTAGGCCGGGATGGCTACCTTCGGGGGCACGCCCGAGGCCAGCGCGCCGATGAGCGCCATGCCCTTCTTGCTGGCGATGAACTCGATGACGGTGCGTCCGAGACGCTTGATGATCCACATGACGGTGCTCTCCGAGGTCAGAGGAAGCGCCGGAGCGCGGCGAGCCCGCCTCCGGCTGCGAGGGCGAGGATCGCCCACTCGAGCTTGCGGTGCCACCCGCTCTTGAGGCTGCGCTTGCGGCTTGCCACGGGTCATCGCTGCCTGATGTGGTGGAGGTCGCGGCTGCCGGTGGCCAGGCCCGGGTTCGACGGCTCGCGCGGTTGGTTCGGCTCGATATTGATCGCTCCCTCGATGCGGCTGATCCTCGACCCGATGTCGCCGAGCGCCGCCATGATGGCGTTGTGCTCGACGGTCATGTCCGACCGGAGTTGCTTGATCTCCGCGGTGAGCTCGCGGAACGACATGATCAGTTCGGTCGCGCGGGCCGACGCCATCGGCACGACGACGCGCACGAACAGATACGCCATCCCGACGAGCGCGACGCCGCCGATGCCGATCTGGCTGACGAGAGACACCCACTGGTCGGAGGTCATGCGCCGCACCCACTGATTGTGAACGTTGTACGCGGGGACACAATCACACCGCCGGGGTGACGGGGTGATGTTCGCAGGACGGGTCACCGGCCGGACCATGGACGGCCCGGGTTTGCGGCAGTCCGGTGATCGGGTGAGGCGCCCCGCCGCAGACCTTCTCGTCGCCATCGACGAACGGCTGGCGGCATCGGACGCACCGGAGGCCGGCCTCGACTTCCTGTTCGATCTGCTCGTCGTTCATGGCGCGTACTCCTGAACCGTCCCGGTCCCGCTCTTGGTGGTGTAGGTGCTGTTGCTGACGTTGATCACGCCGCTCGCGTTGTCGGTCATGAGGTCCGTGCTGTTGCCGGTCAGGACGCAGCCCTGGACCCACCCGGTCCCGGCGCCACCGATGTAGATGCCGATGGCCTCGCTGTAGACCTTCGACCCGAGCATCCAGGTCTGCATCCCACCCACGTCGGCCACGCCGTCCGTCTTGTTCCCGTGGTACAGGCCGCCGACCCGGATGCCGACGAACGCGCCGTTGCCGGCCGTCTTGTGCAGGCTCGACCCCTGGTCGGTGCCGCCCGACGAGGTGTTGGCCGTACCCTCGCAGTCCCACTCGAGCCAGTTGAGGATGGTCCCGGCCCCCGAGCAGGTCGCGCCCATGCCGTCACCCGCGTTGCCATACGCCTTGGTGCGGACCAGGTAGACGGTGTGGGTGACGCCGGCTGCTGCGGTGGAGAGCTCGAGGCCCTGGTTCGTTCCATCGGAGAAGGCGCAGTCGACGAAGTAGGCGCTGGTGATGTTCTGGAGGTAGAAGGCTCGCGCCGATCCGCCTTCGAACTTGATCCGCTCGATGTACATCGTGAGCGCGACCGACTCCCAGCCGTTGATGGCGCTCTTGAGCGCCCGGATGCTCACGTCGGGGGCGCGGCTGTCGGCGGTCCGCACGTACAGGCTGCCGGCGCTCCACCACCACGAACCCGGGGCCGCGTCCACGGTCGCGATCGACGAGCGCAGGGTGAGGCTGGGCGCCTTGCCTGCCGCCGTCGGCGTCCCGGCCCCGTCCACCACGTCGTAGGGCGTGGCTGCCAGCGTTGCCACGTAGGTGTTCGGCGTGCCGCCGCCGGTCGAGGCCCAGGTCCCGAGCAGCGAGTCACCGGCGACGTTGCCGATCGACGACACGACGTAGCCCGGGGCCAGCGTGGTGAAGCTCGACACCGCGATGACGCAGGTGTTCTGGATGCTGGGCAGGCGCCAGGCGTTGTCGTAGGGGTAGACCGTCGGGGTCAGCGGGTTCGACGAGCCCAGGACGTAGATGGTGTCGTTGCCGCCGACGTTGATCGCGCTCCAGATGGACTTCTTCGGCGACCCGGCCACGAGGCCCGTGTTGCCGTCGTTGCCCGTGGCAATGTCGACGTACCGGATGGTCGCGGTCGACGGCTTGAGCAGCGCCGTCGCGATGTCGGTCGTGAAGATGCCGGGGAGCAACTCGAGGATGTTGAACGCGGGCGTCCACCCGAGCCCGGTCGGCGGCGAGACGACGTGCGGGTACGGCCCGCGCCGCACCGCACTCATGGGTCCCGCGATGGGCCCGAGGACGGCCACGGCTAGCCCCTCTTGGTGATGGCCATGCCGGGGCACGCACCCGCGGTCGTCACCACGAGCTTGACCCGGTAGCGCCGGGCCGTGCAGGCGACGGCCTCCCAGCCGGTCGCGGTCGAAGCCGCGTTGATGACCCGCTGGACCAGGCCAGTCGACTTCCAGTAGTCGTCCGACGTGCTCCAGGTCGAGGTCGCAGCCACGTTCGGGTCGTAGGGCCAGTCCGTGGACTCGAGGTCGGCCGTGCCGATGATGGTCGCGCTCGGGGCCAGGGTGACCCCCAGCCCGGAGTCACGCTGGCCGACGGCGAGCTCGGCGTAGTAGGTCGACGGCCCCGCGGCGAGCGACCCGTGGGGAATCTGCTCGGTGCCGTCGGACTTGATCCAGAGGAGTGCGTGCTGCATGGCGTGGTCCCTTCACTGCGGTCCGCGGTAGGCGGCGTTCGGGTCGGCGGCGGCGGCCAGGCCGGATGGCCCGCCCGGCGATGGTAGACCCACGGCGGGCCCCATGGGGGCTCCACCTGTCTGCTGGGACGGCGGGGTGACGCCCGCCTCCTGCATCCGCTGCATGTTCTCGGGCTCGAGGCCGGGCCGCAGGGCAGTCCCGAACAGGGCCGAGAGCTGGGCGATCTGCTCGGGCCCCAGGGCGGCCCGGAGGCTCGCCTGCTGGGCGACGAGGTACGCCTTCATCTCCTCGTACTGCGCCGGGTAGACGTTCTTGTAGGCGTCGATGGCCTCGGCGGTCAGGGTGCCGTTGGCGATGTCGGTCCAGACGGTCGACGGGTCGTTGGCCGCCCGGACCCGGCGGGCGTACTTGACCTGCTCGCCGAAGGACACGGCCCACTTGACCGGGCGGAACAGGTTGGCCGGGGGCTCGACCGGGGCGTACTCGGCCAGGTAGGTGACCTTGCGCTGGGCCGCCTCGACCGTCTCGGCCACGAGGTCGGGGTCGGTGCCAGGCGGCAGGCCGCGACGGACCGCGGCGGCGATGGCGTCGAGGTTGGTCGCCATCGCGCGCACCTCGTTGGCGTGATCGGTGAGCGCGTCCTCCTCGGTCATCTTCGCCCGCTTGGCGTCCGCGACGACGCCCGGGATGACCGGCTTGCTCAGGATGTCGTGGACGCGGTACGCGACCAGCGGCCCCACCACGCCGGTCGCCTTGGCCGCCTTGCCGGCGCCCGCCAGCATCCCGTCCACGGTCCGGGCGATGCCGTTGCGGACCGCCATCGACCGCTCGATGGCCAGGGCGTGGCCGGTCGCCGGGGTCAGGATGCCGAAGCGCTTGAGCGCCATCATCCCGCCCCGGAGCTTGAGGTAGGCCCCCAGGAGCGGCCCGACGAGCGGGATCTTGTCCGGGTCGAACGGGGTGTGGACGCCGACCGCCTGCGCCACCTCGAGCCCCGTGCCGATGTTGGCCAGGGTCGACAGGAGGCCGCTCTTGGCCGGTGCGCCCTGCCGCTTCTGCCACTTCGCGAAGTTCTCGCGGTCGAGCAGCGTCGCCGTCTCCGGGGTCGCGCCCGTCTCGCGCCACCACTCCTCGGGGGTCTGCGGCGCGGCGTAGGGCCGGGGACGGTCGGCGAGCCCGCGGCTCTTGGCGGTCCGCGCCTCGTCGATCAACGCCTGGTCCTTCTTGGCCCGCCGGGCGTCGATCTTCGCCGTGGGCCGGCGGTCGAACACGGCCTCGGGGCGCGGCGCGGTGGGCGCCGGGTCCGGGCCGTACTGGAGGTCGAACGGCGACCGCGCCTTCGACGGCGGGATGTTGTCGAGGATGGCGTCGGCCAGCTTGCCCGACGGCGGCATCCAGCCGTGCATCACCGACGGCGACGGGTCGAGGATGCTATCCCGGACCGCCTGGCCGCTCAACTCGCCCGACCGGCCGTAGCCGCCGACCCGGGGGTACTCCTGCGGGTGGCGCACCATGCCCTCGGGCGCGGCCGAGCGGATGGTGTCCATCGGGTCGCGCTCGGCCATCAGGTCGTCGAGGTGCTCGCTGATGGTCGGGTTGCGCTGGACGCCGCCGCCCATCGGGTCGAACAGCCGGGTCCGCGGCATCGACCCACGGTCGCCGGGGTACACCGGAATCTGCTCGGGCACGCCCGGTGCCGGGCCGGCAGGTCCACGCGCCCGCCCGGTCCGCTCGGTGGGGCCCATGATGGAGCCGTCGGCGGACGCGCCGATCGGCATGTCCTCGGCGTGGTTGACGATGGACGCCATCGACCGTCGGCTCTGGTCGGCCATGCCCGCCTCGACGGCATCGGCCGCCGCCATGACCTCGGGCGGCAGGTCGAGGCCCGCCTGCTTGGCCCGGACCGAGAGCATCTGGTGATCGCTCATGGCCTCCATCGAGTTGCGGTTGCTGAGCATCTCCTCGATCTGGTGAGGCTGGACCTCGTACTCCTTGGCCTTCGCCTCGATGGCCTCGTCGTAGGCGCGCGACAGGTCGGTGTTGTCGAAGGCGTCGTCGATGGCCGCCGGCTCCATCCGGGCCGACAGGGCGCCCGGGGGCGGTTGCTCGACGGCGGCTGAACGCTGCGAGCCCTTGGGCAACTCCCTCGGGACGGCACGCTCGATGCCGGCCACTTCGATCGCATCGCCAGCGTTCACGCCATCGAAGCCGGGTTCCACCGATGTGCGCAGGTTCGACATCATCGCGTCGTTGTGTGCCCGGCGGGCCGCTGCTTGCTCGGGCGTGCGATGAGCGGCCGACACTTCCTCACGAGCGTTGGCCATCTCTGCCTGGATGGTGTCCTCGAAGTCCTTGAAGTCGTCCGGCGACATCCGCGACCGCGCCGCGTTCATCGCCTGCTCGTCGAGCTCGAGTTCCCGGAGCATGGAGAGCCGCTTCTCGGCGGGGAGGCCATCGAACGCAGGACCGACGATCCAGTCCCGCGCTTTCGGTTCGGGCCGAACCGAAAGCGCGCCGCCCGTTGGAGCCACGCGCTCCTCGACGGCCACCGGCACGCGCACCGGCTCGGCCGCCAGCGTCGAGGCGTCGATCCGCCCGCCCTTACTCGGCCACCACGGCTGCTTGGCCATCCACTCGCCGGGGTGGATCTCGGTCCCAGGCCGGGGCGCGCGGTACTCGCCGCCGAACCGGGTCAGGTTGTCCTCGGCGACGCCGTTGGGGCGGACGAAGGACACCTCCTGCTTGCCGCGCATGACCGTGTAGGTCATGTCCGGCGACAGCCTGTCGAGGATGGCCTTCCGCTCGGCCGCGTTCGACACTCCGAGCGCGTCTTGGATGCGTCCCGGAGTCGTCTTGACCAGGATGCCTTCCTCGTTGACGTACCCGTTCGCCAACTCGTCGAGGGTCAGCATCCGGGCCGGCTCGCGCATGACCCGCTTGGGGTCCGACGCGATGTGCTTGCCCTTGACCTTCCACCGCTCGCGGATCGGCATCCCCGGCTTCGCGCCGGCCGTCGCGTAGCGGTAGCCCTTCGCGGTCTGGGGGTCGATGGCCTCGAGCTGCTTGACGCGGTGGGCGTCGGTCAGCGCGGCGTCGGCCCGGTGCGAGTCGTCGATCAGGTCGACGGCCTGCTTGAGCTTGGGGTCGCCCTCGGCAATCGCCCGCTGCAACGGGGTCACACCGGCCGCGTCGGGAACGTGGATGGCCGGTTCGTCGATGAGGTCGACCGGCTGCGAACCCTTGGCGACGACCGGGGTGTCATCGAGCGCCGGCCCCAGCGGCAGGCGGTCTACGGCCGAGGCGACCGGCGTGGCCGTCGGGTCGATGGGGGAGGGCTTGCCGGCGCGGGGCGGCTTCTTCGCTGCGGTCGCAGCCTTGGCGATCGGCGTGCCCGGCGCGGCCAGGCCGTCCACCACGTCCTGGGGGAGTTCGATGCCGCCACCCTGGCCACGGACGCCGAACAGGCCGTCGCCGCGGGCCTCCACGAGCCCGTCGGTCGGCGGCATCAGGTCGGGCGGCAGCGGGTCGTCGGCCATCGTCGAGCCGCTGGGCTCGCGACGGGCCGGCAGCGGGCGCTCGGCCGGCAGGGGCTCGGTGGTGAGCGGGTAGCCGGGGTCGTTGCCGAGGTCGAGTTGGCGGCGCTCGAAGCCGGCGCCCTCGACCACCATGTTGTCGCCGCGAGTCAGCCGCTCGGCCTTGTCGGCGGTCGATCCGCCGATACGGGCCCGGCCGTACTCGCCCGACATGTCCTTGAACACCGGGTCAGGTCGGTAGGCCCCGCCGCCGGCAGCGGCCCGGGGCGACCCCACGGCCTTGTCGATGGGCGCCACGTCGTCGAACACCGGGGTCGCCGGGTCGTAGACCTGATCGGTCACGCCCGCCGCAGCCCGCCGCTCGGCCAGGGCCGCCTTGTCCGCGGTCATCACGCCCCGACCGACGCCACCGGGGGACTTGGCCGCCTTGGCCGCCGCCTGGGCCTCCGCGAGCTTCTGCCGGGCCGCCATCGCGAGCGCCGGGTTGTCGATGGCCGCCTGGTCGATGGCTCGCTTCGCCGCCGCCCGGATGGCCGCCGACTGCGACAACGAGTCCGCGACCGCCTGGTCCATCTCGGCCTGGAGTTGCGCGAAGGTCCGCTCGGCCGCCGCGTCGCCACCGGCCACCTTGCGGACGAGGCTGCTGCCCTTGATCAGCCGCCGGGTCGCGCCGGCACCGGCCACGCCGAGGTGGGCGACCGTGCCGACCGGCGCCCCGTACTTGGCGCCCTGCCACATCGCGTGGAGCAGCCCGCCGGCCGTCGCCTTCTCGTCGCCCCGGCCCATGGCCGCAGCGGCAGCGCCGCCGGACGCGACCGCCCCATCGACCGCCGCTGCGACCGTGGCACGAGCGGTGTCGATGGCGAGCCGCTTGGCCGCCTGCGCCGCGGTCCGCTTGGCGAGTTCGGCCGCGACTTCCTTCTCGGCGACTTCCCGGGTGATGCCCGCCGCGACCTGGCGTTCGATCAGCCGCTCGGCCTCGGACCGGCCCAGCGCGCCCGTGACGCGCGACAAGGCCCCCATCGGGGTCTTGGCCGCGACCGAGGCCAGCGTGCTCTCGCCGCCGCTCAGGACCGCCGGGATCACCGCGCCGGCCACGTCGATGGCCGTGCCCAGCGCCCCCTCGGTCGCCTTGCGGCGACCGGACATCCCCTCGCGGTCGTACTCGTTGCCGGCCAGACCACGGACGGCCGGCAGGAGGCCGGCGGTGGCGCTGTCGGCGAACCGCTCGAGATAGCCGCCGATGTGCGAGGTGGTGTCGTCGTAGCGCGCGGCCTCGCCAGCCGCCGCACGCCGGCTCAACTCCTCTGACTCACCCTCGATGCGCGCCTGGCCGGGTCCACTGATCGCGGTGGCCAGCGCCTTCTCGCCGACGACCGCCCGCACCTTGCCCGCGGCCGGGCCCTTGGTGTCGACGACGTTGTAGACCTTATCCTGGGGAGGCAAGGGCTACTCCTCGGCCTGTTCGTTCGCCGCGTCGGTGGTGGGGTCGTACTCGTCGCTGGCCGGCTCGTCGGCGTACTGGCGCTGACGCGCGGGCGATGCCGTGGTCGCAACTGGCTTGCTGGCCGGGGCCATGCGACGCGCGACGTAGAGCTTGGCCGCCCGGTCGAGCCGCTTCTTCCGAGCAGCCGCAGCCGGCGCCTCGGCCAGCGACCCGGCCCGGCCCGCAGTCGGATCCTCGAGCGGAGCGCCCGTGGCGATGAACGCCCGCGCCTGCTCCGGGGTCATCCGGTCGAACTTCGCGTAGTAGTCCGCGTTGAACCCGGGGATGCCGAGATCGATCCGGTTCTCGAAGGCGAGGCCGGCAGCGAGTTGATAGGCCGGGCTGTGCGGCTCACCGAGCACAGGGTCGAGTTGGTGCTTCAAGAACGCAATACCCTGGCCGGGGTCGATGTCGCCGATGCCCAGCGCGGCGTCGGCCGCCTTGTAGAAGGCGTCGGCTGCCTTGTGGGAAGGGACTCCACGGAGATCGAACGTGTCCTGACCTTCTGGGTTCACGTTCGGCTTGATCCCCCAGGCGTAGTAACTGTCGTCGCTGGTCACGCCCGCGCGTTCCTTCGACTGCTGGATGAGGTCACCGGCCGGGGTCGTCGCGAGCTCGGCCTCCTGCCCGGACCGCGTGTTGTACGGGATGTGGAGGTCTTCGGCCGTGCCGTCGAACGTCGACTTGCTCACGAGCAGGTTGTAGAACTTGCGCTCGGTCGTGTCGCGCATCGCCCGGATTCCTGCGCGCGGGTCGCCGACGCCGATCAGCGACCGGAACTTGTTGGGGTCACCACCGATCAGGGCCTCCACGCGCTCGTCATCCTTCCCGTTCGGGACGCCCATGTTGTAGATGGTCGAGATGTTCTCGAGCGCGAGCGCCTGGAGCTTGGCGATCTTCTGCTTGTAGGCGTCGGAGTCGGCGATCTTGGAATTCCAGCCGCCGTTGGCGGTGATGAGGTTGTCGATCTCGTCGGCGAGCTCGATGGCCTGTTTCACCGAGCCCTGGAGGTTGCGGACCTTGCCCTTCTCGGCATCGGTGCCGATCAATTCGACCGGCGTCTTGCCGTCGCGCATCATCAGCGCCTCGCCGAACTTCACGACCGGCACGCCGTTGGCGTCCTTCTCGCCGGTGAGGGTCGGCGTCATCGGGCGCAGGCCGCGCTCGAGCTGCGCGTTGCGGGCGCGGATCTCGGCCAACTGGAGCTTGGCCTCCTTCATCGCGTCGGGGTTGTTCGCGGCGCGCACCTTGGCCGCTGCCTCGGCCTCGCGGTATTCGGCGTCAGCCTTACGCTTCTTCACCACATCCGGGTCGTCCCACTTCGCCTTCTCCCACTTGAGTTGGTCGGAGTCGGTGACCGCGCGCTTCCACTCCGCGCGGGCCTGGGCCGCCGCGGTCTTCTCCATCTCGCGCTGGTGCCGCTCGCGCTCCTCCTGGTCGACCTTCTTCGCGGCGATCAGGTACGACTCGTGGTCGATGCCCTTGCGGATGGTCATCGCCTTGTCGCGCATCGCCTGCGACGCCGAGGCCGCCGCCGCCTTCTTCGAGGCCGGCAGGGTCGCGCCGACCTGATCCAACTCGTCGGCGGTCTGCTTCAACAGGTGGGCACGCATCGCGTCCTGCTGGTGCTTGACGCTGAGCGTCTGCTCGTTCTGGTACACGTCGAGCCGGCCCCGCTGCTTCTCGCGCCGGCCCGCGGCGTCACCCCGGGCCTTGTACTGGTCGGCCACGCGCTGGTCGATCTGCTGCATCACGATGTCGAGCGCGGGGTTGTGGGCGCCGTCACCCTTCATCGCCGACCCGAGGCCGGCGAGCGCGACCGAGATCGCGGTCATGACGAGGTTACCCGTGGAGCCGTTGCCCCACGAGCGGTCGATCGGCTTCTTCGCGGCCTCCTCGTCGGCCGCGTCGAGCTTGTCCATCCGCCACTTGTGCTCGGAGTCGATGGTCTGCTGCTTGACGGCCGCGTCGTGGTCGGCGATGCGCTGGCGCTCCTCGGCGTCGGCCTTGACCTTGGCCTGCGCAGCGGCGGTCTGCACAGCGGCATCGGCCGCGCGCTGGGTGGCGATGTCGCCGAGTTGTGCCTGGTACCCAGCGAGCCGGCTCTGCGAGTCGAGCTTCTGCTGGTCCGTCATCGTGGACGGGTCGCGCAGGTACTCCTCGTTGAAGGCCGCCCGGAGTTGCGACTCCTTGATGTCGAGGCCGGCATCCGCCGACGCCTGCTGCTCACCTGGGGTGTCACCGAACCGGCCGTCGTCGAGCGAGTCGACCAACCGCTCGCCGTCGCGCGGGGTGCCGTCCGGCGTGTCGATGGTGTACTTGTCGGGTGCCGCGAACGTGGTCGTCGAGGTCGACGGCGACGGACCTGCGTCGGTCGAAGCGACCGGCGGCGGCGGAGGCCCGGCGATGTCCGGCTGGCCGGTGAACGGGTCGACGAGCCCGCTCGGCTGGCCAGCATCGACCGGGCCGCTCTGGCTCACCGAGCCCGACTCCGACGTGCTGGTGCGGGTCGTGCTCGAGCCCGAGGTCGGCGACGGCCCCGTGGTCACGTCAGGCTGGATGGCCGGCGCGTTGCCAGCCGGGGCCGCATCACCGGGCACGGCGAGGTTCTGGCCGGCGGTCTGCGCGTCGAGGTCAGCCTGGACCTGCGCGCGGTCTTCCGCGTCGGCCTTGGCCTTTGCCTCGGCCTGCGCCCGCTGCTCGGCGATGGCGTAGTCGTTCGGGTCGGCCGGCGCGTAGTCGGGGACCAGCATCGGACCGTAGTCCGGGTGGTTGATGACCTGGGGCACGGATCAGCCCCCTCCCCCGTGCGGCTGCCGACTGTTGAAGTACGCCGCTCCCATCGTCCCGCCCATCTGGAGCAGGTTCGCGCCCATGTTCTGCTGGGGCTGGTTGGCCAGCATCCCGGCCCGCTGCATCCGGGCGTTCAACTCGGCCTGCGACACGTTGGCGTAGTTGCCGAACATGTTGTTGGCGTAGGCGTCGTTCATCTGCCGCTGCTGCATCCCGGCGTTCTGGTTCTGCATCGCCGCCTGCTGCGCCAACTGGGCGTTCTGGCCGGCGTAGGACAGGTCCGCGCCCCGCATGGAGTCGTAGACCCCGGCCAACTGGCCACGGGCCGCCTGCTGGTCGCTGAGCGCCGACTGCGCCGCCATGCCCGAGGCGTTGGTGCCGATGTTCCCGAGCTGCCCGGCCGCCGCTCGAGCCGCCGTGGCCGCGTTCGACCCGCGGGCCATGCCCTGGGACGCGAACTGGTTGGCCGCCGCCGCGTGGGCCTGGCGGTTCACGGCGAGCTCGCCCGCGCCGGCCTCCTGGCCGGTGGCGACCCGGTTCAACTGGCCGGCAAGCGCCTGCTGGCCCGCCCGGGACTGGTACTGGTCGGCCCCGTTCAACTGCGAGCCCTGCATGGTGAGGCCCTGCCGACCCTGGGCACCGTTCATCTGGCCCTGGGCGTAGCCGCGCAGCATGTCGCCGCCCTGCATCCGGGCGTTCTCGGCCGCCAGCGCCTCACGCCGACGGCGCTCCGCGGCGCTCTCCGATCCGCCGAAGAAGCCGGCCAGGCCGCCGGCCAGGGCACCCACGCCGCCACCGATGAGGGTGCCGACGCCGGGGATGGCGCTGCCGATGGTGGCGCCGGTCATCGCGCCGCCGGCCGCTCCGCTTGCCGCTCCACCCCAGTCGTTGCTCATGGCGTCATCCCATCCGCTCCGCAGGGAGCTTGTTCAGGTCGCTCATCACACCGAACGTCAACTTGAGCTCGGTCAGCTCTGCGCACGCCCCGAAGCTACCAGCCGCCTCGGGAAAGGTGAACCGGAAGCGGATGGCCTGGCACGCCGTCCCGATGAAGACCTCCCACTGGTACCGGGCCGGGCTCGAACCGCCGTAGTCCCCGTCCCCGTAGTTGCCGGCGCCGTAGTTGCCCCCGCCCATGTCGGTCGCGTCGAAGGTTACCGGCTCGGACCAGTTGCCGTCCGCGTCGAAGTCGAACATCCACTGGACCGAGAACGTGTGGGCCGACTGCCAGACCCCGAGGAACTGCGCCGACCACAGGTGGAACTTGCCCTGGCGAGCCTCTGACGGCGTGATCCAGGCCGTCTCGATGGCCGTGCCGATCTGCAAGTTGTCGTCGGCGTAGACCCCGACCGTCTGCCGGAACACCCGGCCGTCGGTGCGGAGGTAGTGGTACAGGCCGTTGACGATCACCCCGTCCTTGCCCTCGTGGTTCTTCCACGTCGACCACTGGCCGAACAGGGTGTTGTAGTGCAGCGCCACGCCGTCCGAGTGCAGGAACAGGATGTCGGCCGCCGTCTCCCCCGTCGTCGCCCGGACCGGGGTCAGGCCGTTGAACGCCTCGACCGGCGCCCCGACGTAGGTCGCCTGGCCGCCACGGTCGATGGACCAGTAGCCCTTCTTGGACTTGAAGACCACGCCGAGCTCGTAGACCGCGAGCGTCCGCTGGTCGACGCACCCGACGCCCGCCGGCAGCCCGGCCGGGGTCGACCACTCGCCGCCGGCTGCCGGGTTCGGCAGCGGGCCAGGGCCGACCACGACGTAGACCGCCGTCGCCTTGGCCAGCAGCACCTTGTCGTCGAGCACCACGCCGCCGGTCACCGCCCCGCCGATCTGCGGCACCGCGATGGCGAGTTCGGGCGTGAACTCGGCCGCGTAGCCCTCGGCCTGCTCCTGCGAGAAAAACACGACGTTCTGGTTCGACGACGATCCGACGAAGATGCGGTTCTTGCCCTCGAAGATGATGCCGCTGGTGCCCAGCGCGTCGTTCGACGGGATGTCGCCGGTCGTGTAGATCGGTTCCTTGAGCACGAGGCTCGCGTCGCTCAGGTCGTCGATGATGTTGACCGAGGCCACGGTCTGGTCGTTGGCCACGTAGCCGTTCGCCGCGCCCGCGGTCGACGGGTCGAGCGAGGTGATGCGGTAGTAGACCGAGGTGTCGCCGTCGATGGTCCGGGCCGCACAGACCCGGCCCGCCTCGCGCACGCCACCGACCCGGCCCCAGGCCGAGATGGTCAGCGTCGGGACCGCGAGGGTCACGCGGTTCGGCGTCGAGGTCGTCGTCACCTGGAGCGGCTTCGAGACAGGGCCACGGATGATGTCGCCCGTGGCCAGCGTCTTCTCGTACCAGAAGACGTAGTTGCGCAGGCCGTCGGTCATCCCGCCCGAGCCCGCGCTGTTCGTGTTGAGCGTCTCCGTCGTCTCCCAATCCGGGGCGTAGACCGGGGTCGTCTCCACCCACGACACGCCGTCGTACATCTGGGTGATGGCCGCCCCGAGGTACAGGTTCCGGCCGACGTAGACCGTCTGGTAGGCGTCGGCGGCGTCGAAGTCGAGGGTGATGAGCCGCGGGCCGCTCTCGGTGAACACGTCGTTGTTGAGCGCGTTCAGCTTGGTCTTGTAGGTCCCCGCGTAGCGGTAGGCCCGGTCCCCCGAGGTGTCGGTGACCCTGGGTAGCCGGTGACCCGGGGCGTCGCCAGCGTTGCCGGGGAGCGTCTGCGCCACCAGCAGGCCGTCGTCCCGGACCGTCAGGTAGGTCGCCTGGAGCGGCGTCGAGTGCAGCAGGGTGACGAAGCCGCGGGCCGTGCCTCCGCTCGGCGTGTCGCACCAGGCGCTCGAGGCCAGGCAGGTCGAGTAGTAGCAGAACCGAGTCGCCCCGGACCAACCGCCGGCCGAGGTCACGAGGTTGTGGGTGACGTAGGACTTGCGGACGATGGCGTCACGCTGCTCGCACCACACGTCGAACGCGACCGCGCCCGTGCCATCGCCGCGCACGCCAACCGCGATCCGATCGACATCCGTCATGCCCGGCGTCGAGGTCGTGTACGCGAACGACTGAGAGATCGACCCGCTGCTCGGCGTGCTGGTCACGATCGTCGCCGCCACGGCCGACCCGACCCCGAACGCGACCGCCCAATCCTTGCCGTTTGGATAGGCGTCGATGACCGGCCCGGCCACAGGGTCTCCCGACGTGATGATGGTCAGCGGCGTGGCCCAGCCGTTCACGCCCGAGCCGATGAGGCCGCCCGGGGTCAGCCATGCGCACCGGACCGCGCCGAAGCCGGCCCCTGACCCCTTGGCGTTCCACACGAGCGCCGCCGCACCCTGCGACGTGGTGACCGCATCGAAGTTGGGCAGCGCCACCACGAGGTCGTCGGCGACCAACTGGACCGCCGCCGCGGTGTGCGGGCGAGCCGGGTCGACCACGATCGAGAACATCTGGCCGCCCGCGTTTGCCCATAGGAGCACGAGCTTGCCGCCGGCCACCACGCACCGGGGCCGCGCCCCGTACACGTCGGCCAGGGTCGACGGGATGGTCACCCGGCCGCCGTCGGCCTCCATCACGGCGTAGTAGACCCCGCCCCGGCTGTCCTCCCAGCCGACGAGCGCGATGCCGTTGTAGTCGGCGTAGTCGCACGAGGACTGGTTGCTGATGGTCTTCACCAGCGAGCGGTCCGACTGGCGGATCGACATCACGCCGTCGGCCACCTCCGACCACGCCGACGCGCCCTCGACGTAGCTGTAGGACGTGCCCTCGGCGAACAACACGAGCTCGCTGCCCCGGGCCGCCAGCCCGCGCTCGAGATCGTAGGGCGTCGCCGAGCCGAGGACGGCCTGGCCCAGCGACTCGTAGCCGTTCCGCTTCGACAGCGAGACGGCCTTGGTGAACACGGCGTCCTCGAGCGCGAGCAGGCGCGTCGTCGGGACGGACTGCGAGCCCATCTTCCGCTCGATGCCGCCTGCGAACTGGATCCGGGTCGTGGTCTGCCGAAGGGCCATCAGGGACACCTTACCGCGTCGGAGGTTGCCCGTTGACGTTGAGTCGCGACGTGGCGACCGTGTAGGTCATGCGCTACCTGATCGCTCTGCTGCTGGTCGCCGCCTGCGGCGACAACATCGACCCGACCGCAAACCTGTGTCCCGGCGCCGACCGCTTGCAGGAGTGCAGCGAGCGGTGCAAGCCGCCGGACGGGTCGCCCGGCGAGGTCTGCGCCGTGGACCAGGAGGTCGCCTGCCTGGCCGAGTGCGAGCGGTGCAACCCAGCCGAGGCGTGGTGCCCGCGCTGAGGCGGTTATGGTCATGGGCGGTCGTAGGTCAGACTGATATTCCCGAGGCGGATGTTCGCTGCGTTCGGAGAGAACTCGAGCACCAGGCACGATCCGGACGCGAAGGTATGGGTCGCGCCGGCCGCTTCGGTCTGCCATGCCGCACCAGGGTTGGTCACCGTGGACGACACGAGCGTCGTCTTTGTCGCGCTCGTGTCGTAGACGTTGATCTCGTAAGGGCAGTCCGCGGCGGCATCGCCGTAGATGCGGAAACTATAGGCCGTCAGCCGCTCGCCCTCGTCGAACGGAACGGCGACCCACCAGCCGGCAGCTCCGGCCGACACCATGTAGCCGCTGCCGAAGTTCATGCTCGTGCCGTAGCCGCTCTGCGCCGAGATGTTCTTGACCAGCGACCCGTGCTTGTATCGGCCCGCGGCCGACACGGTGAAGTGCTGACCTGCTGCGCACGTCGCGCCCGCCGAGAACGTCGTCACCTCGGTCATCGTCACGGCCTTGGTGACCGTGTTCGACGTGGTGAGCACGCCAGCCGCGCTGACCTGGACCAGCGCGTTGCTCGCCGGCAGGGCCGCCGGCCACACCCACTCGTAGCTCGCCGCGAGCGCGTTCGGGCTCGACAGCCGCACCCGGTTGGTGATGCCGAGGCCCTGCTGGTACAGGTCGACACCGCCACACGCGACGTAGGACCAGTTGTTCGGCGGGGCCGCTTCGAGGAAGCGGTACGTCTTGTTGGCGTCGTCGTAGTAGACCTGGGCCGACGCGGCGATGTAGTCGCCCGCGATGCCGCCCGTGGTCGCGATGTTGAGCGCGCCCGAGGAGGTCAGGCGGACCTCGTTACTGGCCCCATCCCGGAAGTACAGATCGTTGGTCTTGACGTAGATCGCGAGCGCCGTCGCGAACGACGCCTGCGCCGTGAACACCGCCGCCCGCAGGTTCGTCGCCGAGTAGCCGGCGAAGGTCAGGTCGTCGTTGATGCCGATCGCGTTCGGCCGGATGAGCACGCCCGACCCGGCCGCGTGGGTGTGGGCGTCGACGGTGGTCAGCGCGTTGTTGTTGTAGGTGTCCCAGACTCCCGGGTCGCTGCCGAGCGCGGGGAGCACCAGAGACATGTTCGGCGTGGTCGTGGTCATGGGGTTGGCTCGCCTAGTAGGCGTCGACCTCGGTCCAGTCGACGGTGATCGCGGCCTGCCAGGTCCCCGTCGCCGGCACCGCGACCG